TGGGTATGGTTTTAGGTTTTGGCTCGGTCTTGGGTACGGTCTTGGGTATGGTTTTAGGTTTTGGCTCGGTCTTGGGTGTGGGTATAGTTTGTGGCTTGGGTGTGAGTACCTGCTGTGTCTTGGGTATCTGCTGTGTCTTGGGTACAGGTTGTGGTTTTTGCTTATTGCGAGGCGTAAGTTTTGGTTCAACAATAGGTTTTGGTTGGATCGGTGTGCTAGGAGGTGGTTTTACAGGAGCTGGTTTTACAGCAGTAGGTGGCACTGGACCAGGTGATGTTGGCATAACAAAAGGTATTGCCATAGGCAACATAAACCCGATATTATCACTAGACTTTTTTTTAGGTATTGTTACAGGTATAATCGTCGGAGCTTGGGGATCAAATTGAATATTAATTGATCTCAAATGACCAGGTTGTGACAATTTTAAAGATCTAGGTTTGTCTGGCACCAAGTTCATGTCTCCTATTTTGTCTTCTGCAACCATGATTGTGTTTTTTACTTCTCGTGTCACACGATCTATCATGGTGTTAGAGTCCTGTTGTGACGAATGCCTGCTCATGAGCAACTTGTCATTCAAATATCTTGAAAATGACTCGATCAGTTTTATGAATTGTTTGTTATCCACCTGTTTCAATCTCCTGTAAAATCAATTGTTTTTTCTGATTCTGTTGTGATTTGTTTTCTATGTATGTTTTCAACAGGTTTTCGACTTGTTGATTTTTATTTATACTCTCTTGTGTCATGGGCACAGGTTCAAGTATGTATTCAGGGGTCTCATTCTTGGTAGGTAATGGTGTTTGTACAGATTGTGTTGTTTGTGTGTTGTCTATATATGTTTTGTTTTTTTCAATAGAAGTGCGGGTTGACCATTGCTGTATTTCTTCATTAGATAGTTCTGACCAAGGCTTACCTGAGGGGTGCTCAGGTGGCTCATCACCAACAATATACCCAGCCACAACCTCTCCAAGAGCATCACCGGCGAACACACCAGCCACACCACCACCCACAGAACCTAAAAATGTTCCCCAACCAGGTAAAACCGCGGAACCGGCTAGGGCTCCTGCTACAGCTCCACCGAATCCACCGAGCATTTGACCGATGATCGGGCCAGACTGCTCAATTTTATCGTTTTTTGACAGGTTATCATCTGAAAAAACATTGTATAACAAGTACAGATCATAAGCAGTGAAAACAACACTAGCTGCTCCCAGAGCTTTTGTGAACGTTTTTAATGTTTTACCATACACAGGAGGCGGGTTGTTGATCAATATTTTTTTTACCATGGCTTCTGTCACCACAACAGTCTTGCCATTGGATAATTTCTCAATCAATTTGCCGTCACTCGTAATTTTAAATCGATCCGGGTAATTTTTTACCATATGGTTTTTCAACTCAACAGGCATGCTACGGCTTGATTTGGTTCTTTTCCATTCATTATTTTTGGCGCGTTTGTTGTACTTTGCATCTTGTGCCTGTCTTAATTTGCTTTTATTTTCTACCTTTTTACCGGCATTCGGTTTGTTATTTTTTGCTGAGCCGGTAGGCCTTTTGGACTTTCCTTTTGAACTTGTCTTACCGGGAGTTCTTCTTGATGACACTCTCGGTTTTGTTCCTCTAGGTTTGGAGGTGTAGCGATTGAATCTTGTTGCTTTTGTCGGAATCACCGGTAGAGATGGTGCACCAGGTTCATCCTGCTCTGTTTTCTTGCTCACATCAGTGTCATGTTGCTTGTCAATCTCTGGTACTCTCAAGTCACCCTTGAAAAAACTCAGGTGGTGGCCACCCATTTGTATTGGTGGTACAACCGGGCTTATGTTTTCAAAATCTATAGGCTCAATATTATTGAATGTCACATTCAATTTAGCCACAATAGATGTAACAAGCGCATCATAATCAACCGAATCCTGATTTATTCGATCTACATATGCCTCAAAGCGAGTTACAAATAATTGAAATGTGTCTGAATCCATGAAATAAGTACCTACTAGTACTTATTCATCAGTTGAACAGCTGTGAATCAATTGGTAATTCTATTGTCTTGTCACCTTGTACCAATTGCACGTGCGGTGTTTCATACTCACGTATCTGCTCAATATATTCAACAATTTTTTGACTCAACACCATTGGTAACATTTCGCAAATTTGTATTTTTTGCCGGAGTGTGAGTTCACCAAATTCAATTTGATTGTCAGAAAAAGAAACCCGGTCTACATATTTTGTCAATTCGATAAGAAAAATGTTGCTGACTGACTCCTTGTCTGTGGTGTTTTTGAACACCTGTGGCACCTCAACGTTCACATTGTATTCTTGCTTCAAAGTTGGTGGTGAACAATCCACACTTATACCCTCGTATTCAAGTGTTTGCTCTTGTGTTCTCACGTCTGACACAGTTTGAGTGAACTCATCAACATGTTTCTTAAGATTGTACTCAACACCTTCAATCTCCATGTTCTCTCCAATTGTCAGCAATCTCAATTGAACCAGTATACTGGCCCGGTCAATTGCCAGTATTTGATCAGATTGCTCCGATTCACAATTTTTTAGAATTATGTCATCCAATATATTCTGGTATGCATATGCATTTTTGTCCTGGTGTGAATTCATCACACCGGTTATTATGGATGTTTGTTGTTTGACAGAGAGTGGTTTGAAGTTGACAAAAGTATTCGCAGAAGGTATATACAAGCTGACGGTTGCTTTTTCATTATGCTTTTGCAGTTCTTGTAAAAGATTGTTGTAGTCGTTGCTCATATTAATAATTATCAAGATGTTACAAAATATCAATCACCTAATGACGGGTCAACTGGTGGTGCAACTGACAAACCTGGTGAATTTTTGTTTCTGCTGGCCTCTATTTGATCCTGTTTGTGTTTGATATCCTCTTTGATAAATGACATGTACATTTTTGTTTCACTAGGTGTTATTGACTGCACGTATTGCATGTCAAATTTAAATTTTGTGGTGATAGAGTAAAACATTTTATAATAATTGAGAAGGTCTTCATTTAACAGTAATTTTATAAAGTCAAAAAATGTGTTGTCAAATATGTTAAATTTATACTCGGTGCTAACAGCATCTTTAATGTATGGTGATTTGTATGAGTAGTAGATAATTTCTCCGCATTGTTCATGAACAACATTGTATTGCTTTTTTATTTTTTCAAACACATTGTATGGTAGCGATGAAATAATTGTGTCCAGTTGCTCCTCATTCATTGTGGTCAGATCGTATGTTTTTTTACCGAATTTGACACTGCTTATGATACTTGCAAAATTGCTTGACAATGACATTGGTAAAGAGACAACAACCTCACCACCATTTGACATTGTGACTCGATGCTCCTTGACCTGTATGTTGTTTATTTTTGAGATGATCTCGTTGATTTTTATTTCTATTTTGTATTCCTGCTCGGTCTCACGGCAGGTCACATTGTACTCTAGAACATTACCCACGCTGATCATGATCATGGTGAGTATTATACAGTATTTGTCCAACCTGTTTAAGTTGTTGCATAATGTATAATCGACACAGAGTGTCTCAATTAGCCCTTCGAGAAACATGCAGAGACCGTCGTCATCATTGTTTTGAAGAAATTTTAATATAGTCATGTAGGCCGCGTTGTCAAGTTCATAAAACTTAATCTCGCGTGCCAGACTAGGCACATACACATCGTAGCAAAAACGATCTATCACATTAAAACTTATCGATTAAAACAAATTTTTCAAAACCTTGCCGGCGTTTTTGACCGAATCTATGGGTTTTGTAACTTTGCCAATCGCGCGTTTGATCTTGCCATCAAATGTCTTGTCTAGTAATCCCATCGCGGCTCCACCTAACACTTGATCGAGCACAAGCTGCATGGGAAGATCCGGAAGCTGCTCAACTGCATGATGAGTGTATGACCATTGTGTTGACACGATCTCATTTTGTGTGTCCATGTCATATGTTAATTGCGTGGGGTTCATTCTGGTTGGTACGCAATTGTAATATGACCATTTTTTTCGATGCACATTTGGTGTGCTGCTGGTTGTTTTTCCCATCTGCAGTATATGCACAACTGATTGCACGTTTTTCACATCGTTTGGATTACGCGCGACAAATCCGTAATGACTACCTAAAATTATCCATGGCCGAACCACATTGTCTAAAAAAGAAGTGTTTGTCTCTCTAAATTCCATCACAAGAGTTTGAGGATCAATTCTTTCTCCTGCTATACGACCAGGTATCATGCCTCGATGATTGTTGGTTTTTAAATACTGTACATCATAACTCTCACCAGGAATCGCCACACCTTGTGCGAACAAACAACCACCTGGTGTGTCTTGGTACTCGTAGCGTTGCAAAGTTTTAACGTTCTTTTTTATCTTCCATTTTCTGGTGCTTGGATCCAGTCCTAGACCCTCTATATCCAATTTGTTCACCAACGATCGATTGTTCTCCTCATGGAACAAACCAAGAGGAAATTTTTCGATGTGTATGATCCACATGTTCCTATTGGGAATAGAGAAGTCCCATGTGTTGAGCATGTCATGGAAATGCTCACGATATGGAAACATTCGACCTTCGACCAATCCTACAACATCTGCACCAAAAAATCCTAGTACATCAGTAACCTTACCAGTGATGTTGTTGACGCGTTGCGCGCCTTTTTTGAGCTTGTCAAGTATGTTCCCCATGTAATTACTTATGGGGTGAGCTCAGTTTACGGTGTGGTCCTGCGCCAGTACTGATAAGCAAGTGTCGCATCAAATTTCATGGTGTCTCCAGTGCCGTCAGCAGGACTGTACGCCATGCCTCCAACCGATTGTGCATAAACACCAACCAGTTGATAGCTAGCAACTGATTCTAACTGCGTGTTGAGCTGCACCAAATCTATAACTGCTTCAGCTTTTGGCATGAAATAGTTACCCGTGCTGGTGGAATCATCAAACACATCAGTCAGATAATTTTCAAATGCTTGTCTGAGCGCGCTGCTTTGATCACAGTAGAACTGTACTGCCCATGCTGAGGAGCCATCATACTGTATGCTACCAGGTATGTTGAAACTCAAGCCCATGTATGGTACAGTTTTGTTCTGTATGCTCTTACCAGGCAAAGTCGCTGTACGAATGTAAACCAGGTCATCCTCAGTGAATGATACAGATGTTCCATCTCCTCCTTGTATGTTCAACACACGAAGTTGGAAGTCACGTTGAAAGTCTTTCTCTTGGGATACTCTGTAAAAGTCTGTTATTGTTTGATTTACGTCTGGCATGATAAAAATATTTATGGTTAGGACACTAGTTCGCTGAAGTCTTGACCGGTTCTAGTTGCGTAAAAGTTGACCAATATGAATTCTGCTGCCCGTACCGGTTTGATGTATATGTCAATCACCATTTCGTTTTGATCGATCACATCTGGGGTGTTGTTCCGCTCGTCACATATCAACAAGTAGTCGTACATGCCCTGTGTGTTCTTTGCTCGATCAAAGATTGGCGCCAATACATTTCCTACCTGCGTGCGTGTGAACAAGGTGTTTGGCTCGAACACAAAATACTTGACCGTGGCTCTGGTTGCTTTTTCTAGATACAAGAACAACCGGCGAACATTGACTCTGTCAAATGCACTAGGTTTGGTCTGCATGGTTTTTTGCCCGAAAACTACAAATCCATCATTAGGAAAATTTGCCACTGGGTTGATGTTGATTTTGTACAACTGATCCCGGTGCTTTTGTTTAGGATATATGGCTATATCAGCTGCTCCGGTGAGCACACCTCTTGTGAACCCGGCTGGAGCGAACCATGGTTGGAAATTGGCATCAGTGTTTGCATACATGGCAGCAACATATCCGCTCATCGGCACCCATATGTTACGACCCAGCTGACCGTCAAATGCTTTGGCCCAGTTGCCATATGTTGCTGCATAACTTGTGTTGATGCTGCTGTACATGTGACGCAACGGCCAGTACACATGTTGACTGAAATTTTTGTTTTTGTCACTCAGTGTTGTGCTGTTCACTCCTTGGACAAAAATATGTCGCAGAGGATCCAATATGCACATGTGGTCTTTTCTTTTCTTCTCTGCAAATTCAATAAACTTGTTGGCAACATTTCTGTACCACACCACTGGTCCTTCACCTTGGTTTGATTCGTTAAATTGTTGCATACCGGTTGAATACAATTTACTGGCCAAATCAAGCTGCTTCTCGTCATCAAAATTTTCTGTGTCTGAACCACCATTTGTAGCTGCGAAAATTGTGCCTAATCCAGCTTCTAGAGTCAAATCAAGTGGGAACAATTCATGATTGTCCATCAACTCGAACACACGAGACAGTTTTGTTGGTATTGCACCAACTGTTTGATTTAGCTCAGCGGTGCTCTTGTATACCCCGTGCGCAAACAGTTTTTTAGCTCCATCTGCTACAGTCACTTTACGAGTCACTTTGACACTGTCTCCTGTTGATTCTCGATCGATCCAATCGTCACCTGTGCTGCTGAAATATTTGTTCACGTACAATTGCAAGTTTGGTGAACCGGCGGTGATGTCAGTCAATGCCATGGACACCGCGGCACCACCATTGGGGTCATATTTGACTCGGTTGGCGTTTGGTGAACCCACGTGATACTCACTCAACACATAATCAAGTTTTTCTGTGTCTGGATCCAGTGTGGATTTTCTCAACTTGAACACACTCATCACCAGCAGATCCTCAAACTCACCGTTTGTTTGTGCTCCGGTGACAGGATCTATACCCTTTTTGGAAATATCGAAATCCGGAAGATTCTCAATAACTTCTGATACACTACCCTCTGTGTAACCATTTTCTGTATCCGCTGGAGAGGATAATGGGAACGTGAGCCTCTCTGTTGGTAATGAGCGATACGCTCCATTTTTGTTGATTGAATGTATACCGTCAACACTACTGTATTCGGAATTGGGGTAGAAATCGTTGCTGTCTGCAAAATTCAAATAGTATCCTTCAAATTTTTCATTTATGGTCAACGATTTATGATTCAACACAACAATACCAGCTCCTTTAACTTTTTCCATTGTATCGGTATTATCTACAATGGCCGTACGAGAGGCTGCGTACCATTCAACTTCACCGTCAACAATTTGTTGATATTCATCTTGGGTCAGCACAACATGCTCTGGAGCATGTATTTTATATTCGTCAATGCCAGATAATCCTAAACTTGTTACTTGGCTTGTTACTTGGCCGCTACCAGACAACGCCTCCACAGGATACAATGTGGCAGAGTAGTGACCCTCAGCAACAATGTCACCGCTTCCGGAACCATATGGCAATCTGGAAACAAAAATGTTACCAGGGCTTTGAAAACTGGAACGTACTGTGTGATAAAAATACCGCTCTGCTGCGTTGGTTGGCAATCCGTATATTTGCTCGAATTCAGACAAGCTGGCCACTTGGATTACCTCGTCCACTGGTCCTGCAGGACTGAATCCTGGTATTAATATGTTTGTACCAGCTGGTAAGTCTGGTCTCAAAGACAGATCAACTTCATTGATCTCTACGCCGGGTGATTGAATTGTTCTTGCCATAATATAAAATCCTTAAAAGTATTTATTTGTTTCTCGTTGCATTTTACAGTAATTTAGCTATTAACTGGGAAAAAGAAAACTCAAACTCAGTTTCAATCTCCTGGGCATCACGGTAATTATAATCAATATCTCCTAAAGACACAGGAATGACTCCAACAAAGTCAAACTGTATCGTTTTCTTGTCATACTCGTCCAGACCAAACACTGTTATATTTGTCGAGTACAAATCATATGGTTGGTCCACGATGGGTATATCCTCAGCGTGAAAGAAACCTTCTTGGTTGTTGTTGAGCAGATTGATCCATTTGTATATCACCCAGTAATTGTTGAATCTGTTGTCTATAGTGAATTTCACTTTAACATTATTATATGCTGGACGTTTGTGACTTGTGAAATGAAATGTTTGCCCACTGTACCGACCCTCCACATCCGTGACTTCCACCTTTGGTATCACCACTCC